GCGGTCTTGTACAGGCGCTGATGGAGGAGCGGAACGCGAACCCTCCCGATGCCGTTCCCGACGAGTGCGTGCGCGACCCCGTGGCCTGGGTGGAATGGGCTGAACCCTACATCGAGTGCAAGCGGCGCGGCCTTATACCCTTCAAGCCGTTCGACTATCAGAAGCACCTTATGCACTGCATGGCTCAGGGGGGCGGCTATGTTGTGGACAAGGGCCGTCAGATCGGGGTGTCCACGGCCATCATGGTAGCTGCCGCCCACCAACTCCTGTTCCACCAGCAGGCCACTGGGGCGCCCTTTCATTGCCACGTTATGGCTTCGCGCGAGGACGTGGCCGGGGGTGTTCTCCTGGGCATCGCTATTCGGGCGCTCAGGACGGCCCGCCTTAGCCGCCACCAGCGCCGCTATCTCAGTCTTCCCACGGGCCGCAGAACCGTTCGCATTACCTACGAAACTCGTGGTGCCTCGAACTACATCCAAGCCCACGCCTCTACAGACACCGCTGGCCGCTCCCACGCTGGTAACGCCATTATTCTCGACGAAGCCGCGTTCCTTCGCGACGCCGAGCGCGTCTGGGCTTCCCTCGCGCCCTTCCTCGACGACGCCGTCAATCCCTCCGTCTTTATCACTAGCACCTACAAGAGCGACGGCGACTGGTTTTCCCGCTGTGTAGACCACGCCCGTGAGCTTGGGTTCGTCCACATTCCCCTTCCCTGGAACGTCCGGCCCGACAGAGACGAGAGCTGGAAACAGGAGTCTCAGCGCCGCTTTGCTGGCTCCCTCGAAGCCTGGAAACAGGAATACGAGCTTGTTCGCATCAAGGGTTCCGCTACCTTTGCCGATCTCGCTGTGCTTGAACAACACGCCTCGGAGCATCCCTTCCTCGGCGGCACACCCAACCTAGCCCACAAGTACGTAAAGGGTTGTGACATAGCCTACGCTGGCCGCTCCCTTTCCGTCTTCACCGCCGTTGACGTTTCCGTCAAGCCAGCCCAGGTAGTCTTCCAAGAAGCGCACTCCAGAAAGCCCGTTGATGAGCGTCGCCAATGGTTGGAGCGCTTCGATGCCGACTACCCCGGAGCCCTCTTCGTTGACGGTACCAACGACCCGACCTTCGTCGCCCTCCTCCGTAACTGCAAGAAGAAGTTTGCCGTCCGCATCACCGCTGGCTCTCAACCTTCGCGCTACTTTGAGCCCGCCGACCGGCTCCCCTGGATTGTCATCCCCCGGCCCCACCTCCTTTCCCGCTCCGCCGCCCTGCTTGAACGCGGCAGCGTCATCGTCCACCCCGAGTACTTCCCTGAACTCTGGCTCGCTATTAAATCCGCCGACCTTGAAAGCAAGAGTCGTGGCCAGAACGTTGACTACCTTGACTCCTTACTCCTCGCCATCTTCCAGTTGACAGACAGGGCTACGACTGCCAGAATAGAAGCAGCACCGCGGATGATCCGGACGCGGCGGCGAACTTCAATTCCAGCCGCCCCCTCCCGTCAGTCCCGTCCTAAGAGGTGGTAGAAACGTGGCTTCACCAACCTATTACCGTCTGCGCAGAGCCGCCGCCTCTCTCTCCTCCTTCCTTCGCCGCAAAGCCCCAACCTCACCCACCGATGACGACTCCGGCAACGGCAAGCCCCGCCGCCGCGCCATAGTCGGCGTTGTCAAACCCCGTTGGCCCAACGCGCATCCCTTTTTCTCTCCAGGCGACCTCCCCGGCGTCTCCGTCAAAGCGGCAACCCTGCCAAAAGGCGAAGTCGGTGTCACGGGCCTCGACGCCCGCTCAGGCCGTATCTACCAGGAATACTCCGCCCGCCTTCAGAACCTCCGCAACCGCATGGCCGCCTACGAGGAAATGCGGCGCTCCGACTCCGCCGTCGCTGTCCTCGAAAACATCATCACTCTCCCCGTGCGCCAAGCCCAGTGGTTCGTCAAGCCTGGCGACGACGAGCAACTCTCCGACGCCATCGCCGAAAACATCTTCCACGGCCTCTCTCACCCCTTCGAAGAGACCATCCGCCAAGCCTGCCTCGCCGTCCTCTACGGCTTCACCATCCACGAGAAAGTCTACGAGACCAAGCCCGACGGCTTCCTCGGCTGGCGCAAGTTCGCCGAACGCGCCCGCACCACCGTCGCCGGTTGGGAGTTCGACTCTACCGGCGGACTCAAAGCCGTCAAGCAATCAGGCCGTAAACCCGATACCGGCTCCCCCGTCAGCATTACCATCCCAATCGAACGCCTCCTAGTCTGGACATGGCGCGGCGAAGCCGGTGACCCCGAGGGTATCGGCGTCCTTCGCCAGGCCTACAAGCACTGGTACTACAAGCAGGTCCTCGAAGAGTTCGCCGCCATTCGTATTGAGCGCCAGGCCTGCGGCCTTCCAATGGCCTACGGCCCCGAGATCGGCTTCACCGAGGAAGAAGCATCCCAAGTCCTTGCCAGCATCGAGGCCATTCGCGCCGCCGAAGCCGCCGGTATGGTTGTGCCCGCCGGGTGGCACATCGAGTGGGCCGACCTGGGCCGCGCCGACGTGCCCTTCGAGTCCCACATCGAACGCCAACACTCCTCTATCCTCCAAACCGCCCTCGGCCACTTCGTCGGCCTCGGTCAGGGCGGTGACCGTGGCTCCCTTGCCCTCTCCCGCGACGCCACAACCTTCTTCTTCCTCGCCTGCGAGGCTATCGCCGACTGGATATGCTCAACCTTCAACCTCTATGCCATGCGCCAACTGTGCTACTTCAACAACAACAACCCCGGCGCCCTCCCTCAACTCGCCCACGGCAAGCTCGGCGTCCGCGACCCAGACCGCTTCACCCGCGCCGTTGCCCGGCTCTTTGACCCCGACCTCGTTATCCCGCCCGAAGTCGAGGACTACGTGCGCGACGAGCTCGGTATGCCGCCTCGACCAGAGAACACTGGTTAGCTTCCCTGCTGGCCCTAAAACCCTCTTGACAACCTCCTGCACGCTGTGGTACAACCACTCCCGAAAGTGCCACCAACGGCGAAACGAACATGTGTGCCCAGCGCAGGGCTATGACAATGTATACCGCGACACCTCTATGCGGCACGACGGAAAGCCCGTCCACAGGCTTGTGGGCGTTTACTTTCGGCGCGAGGACGGTTGGGACACTCCCCAGGCTGAAGCCGTCGCCCGCCGCCTCTGCGCCGCCCGCGGGGGTGAGTTCATCCCTATGACAAACCGTTTCGTTGTTGAGGCAACCGCCAACGACCAAGACACCAGCGGACCCGTCTGGCACCGCCTCATTCCCTCCGGCCCCCTCCCCGGCCTCGACATTACCCTTACCGAAGAGCACTTCCAAGGCATGATTGACGCTTTCCACGAGGGCATCCCCACCACCGGTGGCGTTCCCATTGACGAGGACGGTCTCCACAACGCCCGCGCTGAGGGTGCCTTCGGCTGGATTGTTGACCTCGAACTCCGCGACGGAGACCTTTGGGGCGCTATTGAATGGACGGACGAGGGCCGCCAAGCCATCCGCTCAGGCCGCTACCGCTTCCTTAGCCCCCACTTCTTCCTCGACGGCGGGTCTTCAACACCCTATGGCCGCGATAACGTCCTCCTCGCCTGCGCCCTGTGCACTAGGCCCCTCCTCTTCGACCAATCCCCCCTCGTAGCTGCCGTCCAACTTGCCACAGCCCAAGCCGCTGAAGACGCCAGCCGGGAGGAGAAACGCGCCGCCCAAAAGCGCCGCGCCGAAAAGTGGGGCATCGAAGCCCGCGAGGACGGCAACCTCACGCCACCAGCCGCATACAACGCCGACTGTCCCAACGAGGACGACTACGGCGATCCAGTCAACTTTGCCTACCCCCTCAAGCCTGTCTCGCGCCTCCGCAACGCAGCCGCCCGGTTCGCCCAAAACTACCAAGAGTACAAGCAAGTCAAGTCGCGCCGCGTTATCTGGACCCGCATCGTCAGTGCTATGAAGGCCGCTGGCGTGAATCATACCTACACGCCGGGCCTTGACGACCTGCTCCCCCAAGACCTCAAGGAGTGGGCCAAAGAACCCCGACGCCGCAAGGCGTCTCTAGGAGGTGCGTCTGTGGACGAAGCCAAACTGAGCCAGCTAAGGGCGCTCTACACGGTTTCCCTTGGTAGGCTCCCAAGTGAAGAGGAGTGGAACGAGTTTTTGGCGACTGTCGAGACCGATGAGGCCCTCGATGACCTGATTGCCTCGCTCAACGCCCAGCTTGGGGAAACCAGCAAGCCTGCGCCTGAACCTCCAGCCCCTGAGTCAGACCTTGAGCGCGAGATCGAGGAACTTCGTACCCGTATCGCTGAGCTGGAGGCCGAGCGTAACCTCGCCGAAGCCAAGGCCTCTCTCCTCAGCGCTACCCTCCCCGACGGCTCCAAGTACGCGCCGTCTGCCGTCGA